CCAAAGATTTATGAACGAACACGATTATAGCATTGGCAATTTGATATTTGACATTGACGAACTCAAAAACAAATACATAGGAGGAGAAAAAATATGTACGAATCACCGATAGAAATTATGTACGGCGAAATGAAGATGCAGGTAGTGGACAACGTAGTAAAAGCCGTACAAGAACAACAAATACACGTTGACCGTGAAGAACTTATAAAGGCTCTCCTATACGATAGAGATTCATACAAAAAAGGGTATGTAGATGCTCTTAATGAAATGATTTTTGAATTGGAGAATGGACAAGTGGATGCACCGAAAACGGTCGGAGAAATTACTGATAGGCTTCAAGAGAAAGCTTCTATATTCAGATACAAATACACGAAAGAAGGTGTGTAAAAGTGGGTTACAAAGCAAAGAGCGTTGATGTTGATAAATTCCTTGAAGCTCTCGAAAGTTATCGTGTACAACAGTACGATGCCGAGATGTTGGAAAAGGCAAAAATCGAGAGATTTTACGAGGGTGTTAGAGAAGGAATTAGAATAGCGGAAAATATGTTTTATTGTTCCAACTATGAAAAGAAAGAAGGTGTGGGGGAATGATAAATAAGGGAGATAAAGTAAGAATTGTAGGCAGTGCGGAAGAAGAAAAATACAAGGGTTGTGTTTTTGAAGTTTTGTCCGAGCCGTACAATATTTGCGGTTCACTGGTTGTTAAAATGAAATGCCACGAAACAGGAAAGTATTTTGGTGGCGGTTATGCAGTCGAGTATTTGAGAAAGGAAGATGAGGGGAAATGAAAGGATATATTGACGAGAAAGGCAATGACCGTTCACCGTGCGGAACTTGTAAGCACAGAAACAAAATGACCGTGCAAGAGCCGTGTTATTCTTGCATTGATAATGTTGATTTGGCATTACATAAACCAAACCACGAAACAGAATTTGTACATTACGATGCAGACCACCCAACCGAGAAAGGCGGTGATACATTGGATAATGCAGAACAAATCTTGGTAGTAATATTGGTTATAGCAGTTTGTATGTGGCTGTATTCAATGTTAGGAGCTAATGGGAGAGATTAATGAAAACAGAGTATATACACACCTGAAAAAAGATAATTCTCTGACCAAAGAGATAGGGAGATAATTAAGACGTAACTTCTTATAATACACATTATAGGAAGTTACCGCTTTTTCAACGAAAGGTGGGTAAAAAAGTGGCTTATCATACAAATTTACAAGGTTTTGAAGAGTGGCTTTGCTCGAAAGAATTAAGCAGAAGCACAAGAGTATGTTATTTGCATGCCGTAAAGCTCTATTTCGAAGCTGCTAAAACCCTTGACGTAATCAATATAATTAACTGGAAATCTGAGTTGCTTAACACTCTTAGCCCAAAAACTGTAAACTTATATCTAAGCGGACTTCGTAAGTATTGTGAATATAAAGGCGTTCATATTGCTATCAAGCATGTCAAGATACAGCGAACCACCTCCGTCGAAAATGTTTTGACAATACAACAGTATAATACACTTATATCCGGTCTGAAGCGTGACGGGTTAAATGATTGGGCGATGTATTATACTATACTCGCAAAGACAGGAGCTCGGATAAGCGAGTTTTTGAAGCTGAAGAAAGCCGACCTTAATGCCGGGTATGCTGAACTTCATACCAAAGGCAAAGTGAGGCGTATTCTCTTCCCCGCTGCTTTGCTTGAGGAAGCAAGACGGCATTATAAAAAACTGAAGCCAGGAATGTATCTCTGCCGTAACAAACACGGGCAACCTATGACGGCGCGCGGCTTTTCTCTAATGCTCAGAACCCACGCTGAAAAGTACAGTATACCAGTTGCTAACGCCCATCCTCACGCATTCCGACATTTATTTGCAATAGAATTTTTGAAACGAAACAAAAATATATCACTGCTTGCCGATCTGCTCGGGCACAGCGGAGTTAATACAACAATGATCTATCTGCGGTTATCGCAGGAGCAGCAGGCTGATGAACTGAACAGTGCTATGAATTGGTAGGAAGAGGGTAAACTGTGTTTTTCTAGAGTTGACGGTTTAAAAAATTCTTTTGAGGTTGTTATAAAGGAAGTTGCCAGTGTTTTTATGAATATATCACTGCGCTTGAATGAATTGGCAACGGAATTTCAGAAATTGAATATTGAACTTAAAAAAATAAATGAAATTCCTATAAATTGTCCAAATAAGAGGGTTGTTCATCTCGCAAGATATGCAAAGAAGTATAGAACACGCAAAAAGAACCTAAATAGAGCATACAAAATAGTAGAAAAGAGAAAAGGCTGAATAGCCAAAGAGGGAGGGGTTATCTGATTGAAAACGTTAAATAAGCCTTTCTGGCTTCGTAAAGAAATAATGCAGCTTGAGGATAAGATTAGTGAGCTGACCGTGATAAGCACGTCAAATATGTCCGGGCTCTCGGGCGGTTCCGTTCCCTCTTCGTCTGTAGAGAGGTATTATGAAAAATACGAGCCTTTAAAAATCAAGCTTGAAAAAAAGAAAATGGAACTTATAGCGGAGCTTGAGCGTGTCGAGTCTGTTATTGAAAATATAGAGGATTCGGAGATACGTATTATCGCACGTATGCGCTATATGGATAACAAAGGTTATGAGGAGATATCACGTGAGTTGTATATGGATAGGACAACTCCCGCAAAGAAGCTGAAGAGGTATTTTGAGTGCATCGGCGCAGAGGAAAACGAATGAGTTCAAGACGGCTGACCGAAAAAGAAGTATATGCTCTTTTAGGAATAAAATGTAAAAAACAAAACAAGTATCACGCAGAAAAGACCGCCTTCAGTGGAAGCAAGTTTGACAGTCAAAAGGAAGCGGCAAGATACGCCGAATTGTGTTTGCTTCTTCGTGTAAATGAAATATCGGATCTTCGGACACAGGTACGGTATGAGCTTATCCCCAAGCAAGAGGGAGAACAAGCGGTCTATTATGTTGCAGATTTTGTTTACAAAGACAAGCAAGGAAATACCGTTGTAGAAGACACAAAGTCCGAAGCAACAAGAACACCTGTTTATGTGGTCAAAAGGAAGCTAATGCAGTATGTGCACGGTATAAAAATCCGAGAACTGTAAAAAACAGGGAGCCTGTTTTCGCTCCCTGCAGATTATTTATTTAAAAATTCGTCTATAGCCTTTTTTATGATTTGTGCTTGGGGTATTCCTTTTGCGGCACATTTTTCCTTAAAGGCTGCTGCTGTTTCTTTGGGTATTCTAACGATAATAGAGTCATACACTTTTTTATTGTATCGGTTCTTTACCTCTGTTGATGTGGTTGTTTTTCTCTTTTTTTCTTCCATTGGTTCTGCCTCCTAAAAAAGTTCGTTATTATTCAATACGTACCGGCGCAGCTCGTCTGACGTAGAGCACAGTTCTTTTGATATGTCATAGGATACTGAAAGTTTCCCGTTATCTGCTTTTACCGTCCATTTATCGCGGAGTTCCGAAACTGTGTACATTTTGCCGTTCTTTTCGATATACATTTAAATATTCCTCCTATTGCATTTACGGTTTATCTATGATATAATGGGACTTACGGGAGGGGCTTTCGCCCTTCCCTGCCCTTGAAAGCTTACTTGCTTTCGGGTTTAGCCTTGTTAGGCTTGGGTTTTACGAGTGTTACTGTAATTTTGACTCTTTCGACCGTGTCATTACTTTTTAACACTTCTGCCAAGTACTGCAAGGCTTTTTCTAAGTTATCCATTCTGTTTCCTCCTTTCCTCTTTTCTGTATATATTATAACATACTTATTGCAGTATGTCAAGAGGTTTTTGAAAGTTTTTCAAAAAAATTTTTTAATGTGTGCTCAAAAGTTTCCCACATTTCCCATAAGATATGTGTTATAATGGTAAAGTCGAAAAAGGACAACTCGAAGAGGGTTGTTCTTTTTGTTTTTTAGGAGTGAAGTGTATGGGATAGATATTGAATGGTGTATGAAGTGTTACGACTGCAAGCGGTGCATAAAGAACCGTGAATGTGAGTCGGAATACCAAAAGGCACAAAAGGGAGTGAAACAGAACGAAAAAGACTTGCAAGATGTGCGGGATAGTGGACGAAAATCACGTTTGTCCACACAGACGGCAACGCCGAAAGCTCGGAGATAAGGAGAGCGAACAGTTTCGAAAGACAAAGGCTTGGACAGATAAGAGTCTCGAAATTCGTCAAAGAGATAAGTTTCTTTGTCAAATCTGCCTTCGAAACCTTTACAACACGCTGACATTCTTGAATTTCAAAGCGGTCGAAGCTCACCACATAACACCTATAAACGAGGATTATGACAGACGTTTGGACAATGATAATCTTATATCTCTCTGTGCTTATCATCACAGGATGGCAGACAAAGGACAGATACCTCGACAGGAACTGTATAAGATAGTTGAAGAAATAGAAAACGGCTGATTTTGTGTTCAGGGGGCGACACAGTGTCCCCCCTACCCTCTTTAAAAAAGTTTTATTTTCAAAACGAGACCACACATCCCATAGCTAAACACACCGACATGAATTTTCGTTAGTTTTTTGGAAAAGGAGGGAGCGAATGACACACCAGGAATTGAAAGAACAAAAAGAAAAAATAGTAGAGATAGCGAAAAAGCACGGAGTCGAACAGAATTTCTTTTTTATAACAACATTTGAGAGATATGGAATACAGCTTGATATTCTTGCAAAACTTGAAACCACTATCAAGGAAGACGGTGCATTGGTGTCGAAGGAATATGTCAAAGGACGCGAAAACGTTTACACGCATCCTGCAATCAGCGAATATAACAAGACGTGTACTGCCGCAAATCAGACTGTTACCACTCTGATTAAAATTATAAAGTCCCTTCGTAATGGCGGCGAAGATTCAGAGGGCAAAGACGAACTATTCAAGGTCTTGGGAATTCCTAAAAAATGAATCGTGCTTACGAATATGCAAAATTTTGTCTGCGTTCGAATACGGCGCCGAAGTATGTAAAAAAACAATGCCGTATATTTATCAGAATTGCAGACGGAAAGGATAAAAAATATTTTCTCGATGAAGAGAAGGTAATCCAAATCGAAAACGTCCTTAAGCTTTTAATAATGCCAAAAGGACTTAAGGCTGGGAAAACATTGTATGAATGTTCTACCCGGTATCAGTGGTTGTTTTACGTATCGGTTCTTGCTATCGTTTATCGGGACAATCCCGGCAAACGACGTTATGAGACAGCTATTCTTGAAATATGCAGAAAAAACTTCAAAACCTACACGGTCGCAACGATGTTTATTCTGCTTTTTTTACTTGAGCCTAAATATTCAAAGTTTTATTCGGTTGCTCCGGATGGATCTCTTTCGAGAGAGGTTAAGAACGCCATCGAGGAAACCCTGCGGTCAAGTCCGCTGGTCTATCTTCATAGAGATAAGCCGCGCTTCAGACTGCTTCGGGATTACATACAGTTTAATTTAACAGAGAGCAAATACTATCCGCTTAACTATTCATCTTCAAGGCTTGACGGCAAGCTCCCAAATGTATTTCTTGCTGACGAAGTCGGAGCTCTGCCAAATAATTACGCTATAGAAAGTATGCGTTCCGGACAGCTCAATATCCTTAATAAGCTTGGGTGTATCATATCCACAAAATACCCAACAGCAAACAATCCCTTTGAAGATGAGGTGAACTATGCAAAGCGTGTGCTTGACGGCATCGAACAAGATGAGACAGTGTTTGCGCTACTGTATGAGCCGGACGATCCAAAGAACTGGACAACTGATGACCTTATACTGAAGCAAAGCAATCCCGTTGCTTTGGAGATCCCAGAAATATGGGAAGATCTTCTAAAAAAACGCGCACGTGCAATCGCCATTGAGAGCGCCCGGGAAAACTTCTTAACCAAACACTGCAACATCATATACCAGGGAGCCGGAACTGAGGCTTTTGTCGACATTAATGACGTATTAAATTGCCGTGTTACCAAAATTGATTGGGTGGGCCGAAACGTCTATCTTGGTGTTGACCTTTCAATGACAAATGACAACTGCTCCGTTGCTATGGCTGCCGAAGATGAAGGACTTATATTGGGAGAAGTTATTTCCTTTATCCCGGAAGGACGCATTGAAGAAAAGAGTAAGTTCGAGAAAGTCGACTACAGACGTTTTATCGAAGCTATGAGATGTATAGCCTGCGGCAACAAAACTGTGGACTACGGCGTTATCGAGGATTACGTTTTTAACATTGAGAGCAAATACGGGGTACACGTCAATGCTTTGGGGTATGACCGTTTTAACGCGTTGTCTTCGGCACAGAAGTGGGAACGGGGAGTCGAAGGGAAATATTCATCGCTCAACTGCATACAGATTCGTCAGCATAGTGACACACTTCACATGCCCACAAAACTGTTGTATGAAAAAATAACCGAAGGAGAATTTAGATATGAGACAAACGCCCTTTTGGAGATTAATTTTGAAAATGCAAAATGCACGTATGATACTAATATGAATAGGTATGTCAATAAAAGAAGATCAAACGGTAAAGTGGATATGGTTGTAGCACTGATCAACGCTATATATCTGCTCCAACAGGACGTTATCTTTGAAGACGGTTTTGTTGTACAAACCTTTTAGAAAGGAGGTGTAATAAGAGTGGGATTATTCAGAAAAAAAGAAGATCGGGAAGAAACCTTAGACGAAAGCAAGTGCGACGATCTTCTCCTTCGCGCCATTCTTAACGGCGTATACATTACCCGTGAAGATGCTCTTGCACTCCCGGCAGTTGGTTCCTGCGTGGATTTTATTTGTAACACTTTTGCTCAGATCCCTTTCAAGCTGTATAAGCAGAGTAAAAAGGGGGGAAAAAGGGTAACTGAGGAAGTTGACGATGAAAGAGTGTCAATTATAAACGACGATACCCGAGATAAGCTTGACGGTTTCCAGTTTAAAAAGGCAATATGCGAAGACTACCTACTCGGCAAGGGCGGATATGCATTTATTGGTAAGAGTGGGAATAAGTTCAATGCTCTGTATTATGTAAAATGCGACAGTGTTTCCGTAAGTAAAAACGAAAAGGCAATCTATAAGGATTTTATGCTCATGGTAGATGGGCAGCAATACTTTGACCACCGTTTTATTAAGCTTTTGCGCAACACCAAGGACGGCGCTTCCGGAAAGGGCCTGACTGAAGAGATAAACAAGGTCCTCCAGACTGCATTTAAAAGGATTTGTTATGAGTATGATCTGACTGTAACCGGCGGAAGCCGAAAAGGATTCATCAAATCAAAGAAGAAATTAGACAGACAGGCTATAGATTCGCTGAAGGAAGCTTGGGAGAAGTATTATGCCGGGAACGCCAACACAGTAATCCTCAATGAGGGCATTGAGTTTCAGGAAGCTTCCAACACTTCAAAGGAAAATGAGATCAATGCAAAACAGATAACATTTAACAGCGAAATGAAAGAACTTTTCCATATCGGTGCAACCTACGAAGAAACAATAAAAAATGCGGTTATGCCAATCGCCATAGCATTTGCAACCGCGCTCAACAGGGATTTGTTACTTGAAAAAGAGAAGAAATCCTATTATTTTGCGCCCGACACAAAAGAACTCTATCGCGGAAGCCTGAAGGAGCGTTATGATGCCTACAAAATCGCCATTGAAAGCGGTTTTAAAACACGCAATGAAATACGCTTTATGGAAGACGATGACGCCCTTGAGGGATTGGATGTAATCAACCTCGGATTAGGAGACGTTCTTCTCAATACCAAGACAGGCGATATTTACACGCCTAACACAAATTCTACTGTAAATTTGGATAAACAAAAGAACGGAAACAACTCTCTCGACAACGCTGATGAGTCAACTGTCGATTATAATGAGGAGGGTAATAAGGTTACCCCTAAACATGAACAAAAAGCAAAATAAGAGCGTCAGAGCGCCTAAAGGAGATGAAAAACAGTTGAAAATTGAAGTAAGAGAAGACATCGTGTTTATATCCGGATACATAAATGCTGTCGAAAGGCTGTCAAAACCTATTACAGAAATAATATCCGGACAAAAAAGAACATTTCGCGAGAGAATACAATCCGGGACATTTGCAAAAGCATTGAAACGAAACAAAAATGTTCCTGTATTACTTAATCACAATCACGAGAGAATATTGGCTTTATCTGGGGACGGCACTGCAGTTCTTACCGAAGATAATATCGGTCTGCGCGCTGAGCTGACAATAAGAGATCCTGAAGTTGTTCAGAAAGGTCGCGAGGGCAAACTGAACGGCTGGAGCTTTGGGTTTGTGCCTATTGCAGATAAGTTTACATTTGAGGGAGATACAGAAATAAGATCTGTATTCGAACTGGACCTTGTGGAAGTGTCAATTTTGGACGACACAAAGAACCCGGCATATAGTGGAACAAGCATTGAAGTAAGGGAGGGAGGTGCAAAGGTAATGGAGATCAGAGTGGTTACAAGAGAAGAACATGCAGTGGATACTCCCGAAAAAGAAACAACTCTTTCGGTTGAAGAGTTGGCGACGGCAATAGCTGACAAAGTTATTGAAAAGCTTAAGCCCGAAGAGAAATTCGAAGAACCTACAGGACAGCCTTCCGGCGCTGAAGGGGAGCCCGGCGGAAATCCTAATACAAAATCCGAAACAGATCCTCCAGCAGAACCGTCTGCAGAGGAAGAAAAAAAGGACGAAGAACGTTCTATTGATTATTCAGATTTTGAAAAAAGACTCGAAAATCTTAAAAATGAAGGAGAAAAAAGATGAATCGCAAAGCACTTGAAGAAAAAAGAGCTGACCTTCAGTCAAAAATGTCGGATATTCTCTCTAAAGCAAAGATAGAAAAGAGAGAACTTACACAGACAGAGACCGAAGAATTCGGCAAACACGAAAATGAAATAAGGAGCATAGATAAACAGCTCAAAAAGGAGGAAGATTCTTTGAAGAAAACAGTAACAGAACAGAGATCGGAAACAGAAATCCGCGAAAGCAAGCAGTTTGTATCTTATATCCGCGGTGTGCTTTCCGAAAGAGCCGAAACAAATATGGACTTTGGTGCCAACGGCGCGATCATTCCCACCACGATTGCAAAAAAAATTATTACCAAGGCGTTTGATATGTCTTCGATCTTGCATGACGCAACAAGATATAACACCAAGGGAACGCTTGTTATTCCTTGCTATACCGAGAATGGTGATTCCGGCATTTCTATGGGATATGCCGACGAATTCAAGGATCTTGAGGCAAAGGCGGGTAATTTCACCTCAATCACTCTTGGCGGATTTCTTGCCGGTGCGTTGACAAAAGTGTCTAAGAGTCTTATAGCAAACACGGACATTGACCTTGAAAATAAGGTTATTGAACTTACCGCCGAAGCTATTTCAAAATTTGAAGAGAGAGAATGTATCAAGGGTACTGAAGGTAAGGTTGAAGGTCTCAGGGGCGTTAAGCTTTCAGTTACTGCAGGCTCGGCGACTGTTATTACAGCGGATGAGCTTATTAAACTCAAGAATAAAATCAAAAAGAGATTCCGCAAAAATGCAAAGTGGATTATGGCCAATGATACTCTTACAGCTATCGAACTGCTCAAGGATGGTGAAGACCGCTTTATTTTCCGCGAAGATATGAACGGTGAGTTTGACGGTTATCTTCTCGGTTACCCCGTTGAAGTTTCCGACAATATGGATGATATTGCAACCGGAAAAACTGTAATCTATTTCGGCGATATGTCCGGTCTCGCACTTAAGCAGAGAGATGACGCCCTTGAACTCGAGGTTCTCCGCGAAAAGTTTGCTACACAGCATGCAGTAGGCATTAACGCTTGGCTCGAGTTTGACGCAAAGATGGAGAATGAGCAAAAGATCGCCAAACTCGTTATGGGGTAATGCTTATGAAATATAGAGCATTAAGAAGCTTCAGCGGTCTTATCAATATGCGCTACGGTGAAGAGAAAGAAATCTCCGACGAATATATCGCCGGAGATCTTCTCAAGGCTGGCTACATAGAGGCGGTCGGGGATCTCGAAAAAAACGCAGAATCCTTGGCTGCAAATAATACTTCCAATAAAACTCTCCAAGGAGATGGGGAGGAAGACCATAGCGAAAGCTCCGATGAAACCGTAGATGAAAATGCAGAAGAGCCAACGGAGAACACTGCAGAAACTGAAATGGTACCGGAAACAGTTGCAGCGCCTGAAGCAAAAGCAGCACCTAAAACCAATCCCAAAAGCAAGAAAGAAAAAGAAACCTCTAAATAAGGAGGTGCGATATGGTAGAAAAGGTTAGTGAGATAACCACCAAAGATATTTTCGATTTTATCCATATGGATGAAATCACAAAAGATGATGAAAAACAGTTATCAACCATTTTAAACGTTGCAAAAGATTATATCAAGAACTACACCGATCTCAAGGATCTTGACGAATACGCAGATCTTGTTATCGTCGTATATATTCTGTGTCAAGATATGTGGGATAACAGGACCATGTACATTGACAAGGGAAACGTCAACCGCGTTGTTCAGGGTATTCTTGATATGCATGTGAGGAATCTGCTGTGATAAACCCAGGAGATTATAACAAGCGCATAACAATCCTCCGTGTAGATGAGGAAAAGGATAACGGCGGGTTCGCAAAAAATACCGAGACCGTTGTCCTTTCTCCCTACGCAAAGGTTAAAACAACCAAAGGATTTACTCTTATACAAAACAATTCTGATTTTGAAAAAGCTTTTACAAACTTTACAATCCGCTTTCCGCGCAACACAATAATTGAGAGAGATATGATGATCCGATACAAAGGTGATGAATACAAAATCGAATACCTTAACAACGTGGATGAAGCGGATATAGAGCTCGAGATACAAGCAAAAAAGGTAAAAAAGTAGTGGCAAAATTTAACGAAGAACTTCCGTATGATTTACTCAAACAATTTGAAGATTTAGAAGAAAATACCCCTACGATGATGGGCGAAATGTGCAAAGCAGGCGCGCGGGTCGTATATGGCAAGGTATGTTCCGGAATTGCCCGGGTGTTCAAACGCCCGAATACTCTTTTGAAGGGTCTAAAGATAACTAAAGTATACAAG